CTCGCGCTCGCGCCCTTAAGGTTAAATTTGAACCTTCAACGGCACCACAAGCGGCTGCCAATGTCATGGATATGGTTACGATTCTCGAAGAGAACCGTTCCCTTATACGTCTTAGACGCACGTCTAAATCAGCTGTTGCCGTCCGTAAACTCGGATATTGTATTGGTGTCATGGATACTGTTTGTGTTATGCCATGGCACTTCTGGGTCATGATTGTTGATTCTGTTGAGAACAACCCAGGTTCTGAAACCACAATTGAGATAGAGCGAAACGAAGGTGTCCACGTTATTACTATCGATGACATGATGCCTTTGTGTGGTCAAGAAATGTCGAAAGATAGATTTGCTTTTCGAATCACAAAGAAAGGCTTTCCTGCATATCGCTCAATCATCAAGCATATTGCTTGGGAACGTGAGGTGTTTAACGCAATGACATCTTATTCCGCTGGATTAACTGGCATTCTCGTTAGTGAAGGCGTTAAGGTGGAACGCCGTCTCCGTCGCACTCCTATCATCACTATCGATCTCGAGCGTGATGATCCAGACGATGACGGTAAACGGAGCGACATGATTTCATATGTCGCTACGACTGTCGGTGGTGATTGTGGAATCCCTCTTGTCCTTTCATCAGGACAGACGCCTGGGAAACTCTGTGGCATGCATACCCATGGGAATGGTGTGGTTGGTCATTCGACTGCTATCACCCGTGAGTGGATTCATGAGTGTATCGGACATTCTACGGTTCCGCAAGAATACATCGAGCGTCCTGAATACGCCGAGTTGTCTACGGAAGCCCCTAAGCCCGACCTCAGACTTGATTTCCATCCTCCTGGATGTGAAATTGTTGCACAGGGTGTCGACCCTGCTTCGATGGTGTTTCAGAAGAATGACAATGTGCACTGGCATCCTAATGGCGAAAGTGTTTTGCCTAAAGAACATACTTACGGTGCATCTGACATCCATCCGCGTCGCTTTACTGACAACCGTGCACGCTTTACTCCGACTGTCGTTAAAAACGAAGAGTGGGAGGAGTGTAAGCCTGCTATCGCGCAGGCTATTGTTGACAAGTTTAAGCGAGCTGCGCCGTTTACTGGCGTGCTCCCAAAGTTGTCATTCGAACAAGCTATCGACGGAGATTTTGATCTCCAGCTTGATGCTCTTAAAACGAGCAAGTCGACTGGTTATCCCTTGTCTTCCAAGGGTTTTAATCGTGAACGTTTCTGGACGCGTTCAGCCACTGGGAAAACCATTCCTGGTCCGCTGTATCATGATCTAGCAACGGAGGTTGCACATCTCGAAATGTGTGGGAAAATTGGTTCACCTCTTCCTGTTGTCTGGCAAATTTTTCAAAAAGGTGAAAAACTTAAGTTGAAAAAGATTGCCGATGGCAAGACCCGTGATGTGAATTGTGCTCCTCTCGCATTTCTCGTGTTGTGTCGGATGTATCTTGGTGCGGGTATGTCCGTTGTTTTGCGTGGTGCCCCGGAAAATGAATGTTTGTTGACCACTGATCCTCAAAATGCTGAGCAGTGGAATTCGTTGGCCGCTGAGTTAATGCTTCCTAGTGATGGTGAGTGTTGTGAGGCAGGTGACTATCAGGGATATGATCATTCTCATTCTGAGGCCACGCTTGATCTACCAGCTGAAGTTTTCCGGCTTTTGTACAGTGGAGCACCCAACGATGAAAGCCGGGTTCGCGAAGCAATCTTTGATTGTGTCAAGAAGCCCCAACTTATTTTTGGGTCCACTATTGAAGTTCGCTCCGGTTGTATGCCCTCTGGCTTTCTTGGAACTACTCCGTTCAACTGTATCATTAACATGGGTTTATTCAGGTTCGCGTGGATGAAACTCCACCAGCTGAGGAGAGAATCGTTGATTCGTTTCGAGGAGAACGTCAAAGCCAAGTTTTGTGGTGATGATAATATTTTTTCCGTGACGAAGGCGTATAACCATCTTTTCCACCCGAAATTTCTTGCATCCGTTTTCAAGGAGTTGAACTACAAGTACACTTCAGCCGACAAGACGGAACCAAAAGATCACAATTCACATCTGACCAATCATACGATGGTGAAACGTGGCTTCAGGTTTGAGAAGACTATTGGAAAGTGGGTTGGACCTCTTGACCTTGACCGTGTTGTTGAAACTTGTATGTGGACTAAGGCTGGGTCCCAGGCGAATATTATTGGCGCGGACAACTGCGACACTGTTGTTGGAGAGCTTGCCCTCCACGGGAGGGAAGTTTTCAACCACTGGGTTCCCAAGATTATGGAACATGCTGCTGGGTTTTGGACACCAAAATCGACTGACTGGGAAACTGTCCTTATCGCTGTTGCGAAGGAAGGATCCTGGGAGAGCGAGTAAATGGTTGTCCCTGGCTTCCATGCCTTAGTTGGTGATTGTCATAAATTGACAATATAGTATCCATACTGAAGTTGGTAGTTACTGCTTGTACTAAGCGGCGGTTGGAACCTGATAAAATTCCCATAGTCGTCATGCTTGTCTTTTTTCAAGGCGAATTGCGGGC